GTTTATTGTCAAGCAGTTGACACAACTGGTGGAACAAATACTTTAGTATTTGATGCAGCAGGGTCAGATGTTTGGGCAACTGGTTCAGTAATTGAATCAAGAGCTTCAAGTGAAGCTACTTTTGATACTTCAGCAGCAGGTGAAACTAAATTAACTTTCACACCAGCTAACGCAGCAACTAACTTGCTGACTATTGGTGGACAGATTGCTTTCATTTGTTATGAAAAAGGTACATGGCACATTGCATCATCATTAGCGAGAGAAACAACTCAAACTACTGGTGCATTTGCATTTGCGTCATAATAAATAATTAACTCGGAGCGCCTGGTAATGCAGGCGCTCTTTAATAGGAGGAAAACATGGCAGACACAGTATTAAATACAACTGTATTCGACGGATCAAAAAAACTTATCACTCACTACAATGTAGTTTCTGATTCTTCTGGAAGCACAACTAAAATAGTTGATGTATCGGAACTAGCAAAAAGTCCAGCAGGTAAAACTTGCACTAAAGTAAGACTTAATAAAGTTAGTTTTAATGTTTCAGTAACAGCACCAGTTGATGCAATTAGAATGTTATGGGATGCTGACACGGATGTGGTATTTCAAACTTTAGCGGGTGAAATGGAATATGATTATTCATCTTTTGGTGGATTAAAGAACACTGAAGCTACAAACTTTACAGGAGATGTTAACGTCACATTACCAGCTTGTTCTAATGGAGATTCGGCTACAATTGTTTGTGAATGGATTAAAGTTTACGAATAGGAGTTTAAATGGCTAATACTACTTCGGGAACAACAACGTTCGACAAAACTTTTGCTATTGATGAAATAGTTGAAGAATCTTTTGAACGTATTGGTTTACAAAACGTTGCCGGTTATCAATTAAAATCTGCAAGAAGATCTCTAAATATTCTTTTTCAAGAATGGGGTAATAGAGGTATTCATTATTGGGAAATTGCAGAAACTAATATTGATATGATAGAAGGACAAGCCGAATATAAGTTTTTTAGATCAAGTGATGATGGAACATCTGCTACAACCACACCAACTAATGGTATTTATGGAATGTCCGATGTTCTTGAAGCACAATTAAGATCTAACAGAACTCAGACTACACAATCAGATTCTCCCATGACAAAAGTTGATAGATCTAATTATGCTGGTTTTTCAAACAAACTTTCTAAAGGCACACCTAATCAATACTTTGTACAAAGATTTATAGATCATGTTAGTATTCAAGTATATCCAACACCAGATTCCACTAATGCATCTAAAGACATGCATATTTATTACATTAAAAGAATTCAAGATGTTGGTGATTATACAAATGCAACTGATGTACCATTTAGATTTGTGCCTTGTATGGTATCAGGACTTGCATATTATTTAGCACAAAAATATCAACCTCAAATGGTTCAAGTTATGAAACTTGCTTACGAAGATGAATTAGCAAGAGCTTTAGCAGAAGATGGTTCTGCTTCTAGCACACATATAACACCTAAAACTTATTATCCATGAGCATAATATGAGAAAAAAATTTAAATTTGGTAAATTAGTGAAATTAGGAAAAAAAATTAAAGGTAGTATGGAAACAGACCCTGCAGTTAGAAAAGGTATAGCTATAGCAAAAAAAGATATGAAGAAAAAAGGATTTATTGGTTTAAAAAGTAAAAAAATACCTAAAGATTTAAGTTACATGAAGGGAGCAATAAAAAAAGACTAATGTCAAAATACGCAACAGGTAAATACGCAAAAGCAATATCAGATAGATCTGGTTTAGAGTTTCCATACAGAGAAATGGTTAGAGAATGGAATGGATCTTTTGTGCATGTATCTGAGTTTGAACCAAAACAACCACAGTTAGAACCAAAACCACAAAGTGCTGATGGTATTGCATTAAGACATGTAAGAACTGCAAGAACAGAAAACGCTGTTCCATATTCTATTCCAGAAAATGGTTTTGAAACTTACCAAGCAGGATCAAGAGTTATTAATGTAACCGCACCTGGTCATGGTTTAACAACTGGAACAACATACAGATTTAGAGGATCACCTGCTTTAAGCACAGGTGGTGGTGGAACTTTTCAATATAACAATCCTGCAGACTTTGATGGGATTACAGGAGCAAATATTGCAAAGGCAGCAGGATATACAATAACAACTGGAATATTTAGAGATGATGCAAGAGTAAGCACAGATTATGCTGTAGCAAATTTCTTCTTCTTTACAGTTGATACAGATACTGCTACAGTTGGTGAAATTAAAGGAGGAGGAGTTGGCTGTTCAGTGGGACCAGTTACATTAAGCGCATGATTAAAAAAATTATAGAAAAAATAAAATCTTGGTTTAAACCTAAAGAACAAATAGATGCACATGAGGTAATATTGCATCCTAGAGGTTTTTGTAATGATCACAGTAAATATAAACATCGTTGTCCTAAATGTAGAGAATTAGCGAGGATTGAATAATGGCAGGATTAAGTTATAGTGGATTAGTTACACAGATTAGAAATTATACAGAAGTAGACTCTACTGTTTTGTCAGATTCTATTTTAGAAAATATTATTTTAAATGCTCAATATAGAATAATGAGAGAAGTTCCTATCGATGCTGATAGATTACAAAAACTAGGTAACTTTGTAGCTGGACAGGAAAGTATTAATGTACCAGGAGGAGCATTATTTGTAAGAGGTGTGCAAGTTTATGATACAGCTGGATCAGAAATTACAGGAGCCAATAGATGGTTAGAAAAAAAAGATTATACATACTTACAAGAATATCAAGATATTACAGGCACGTCTGCAGCTCAAGGACAACCTAAATATTATGCTATGTATGGCGGAGCAACAGGAGATGGAGATACAAACTCTGGACGTATTATTGTAGCTCCAGTTCCAAATACTACATACAGATTTAGAATACACTATAATAAAATGCCAACTACTCTAGCTTCAGATAACACAACTAATTATATTAGCCTTAATTTTCCAAATGGGCTATTATATTGCTGTCTATCAGAGGCGTATGGATTTTTAAAAGGTCCAATCGATATGTTGACATTATATGAAAATAAATATAAACAAGAAGTACAGAAGTTTGCTAACGAGCAAGTTGGTAGAAGACGAAGAGATGACTATACTGATGGCACTGTTCGTATTCCAGTAACTTCAGCAAACCCGTAGGAGATTAAATTATGGCAATAACATCTGCAGTTTGTACAAGTTTCAAAGTAGAACTTTTAAAAGGAGTTCACGATTTTACAGCTACAACTGGAAACACTTTTAAAATAGCATTGTTCACAAGTGATGCAACTTTAGGAGCTTCAACAACAGCTTATTCAACTTCAAATGAAATTACAAACTCATCAGGAACTGCTTACACAGCAGGTGGAGCAACATTAACAAGTGTTACACCAACAAGTTCTGGTACAACAGCTCTTTGTGATTTTTCTGATGTTAGTTATACTTCCGCATCCTTTACTGCAAATGGTGCATTAATTTACAATGACTCAGCATCAGGTGATCCTGCTGTTTGTGCTATTGCATTTGGTGCAGATAAAACAGTAACAAGTGGAACTTTTACGATTCAATTTCCAACAGCAGACGCAACAAACGCGATCATAAGACTAGCATAAGGAGGCCTTCCTTATGGCATCAACCTGGGGCAATAATACTTGGGGCGCCAACACATGGCAATCTGATGAAATAGTTGTATCTGTTACTTCACCTGGAACAATATCAGCATTAGGGACACCACAATCATTTAACGTTGAAGGTTGGGGTAGACAACAATGGAGTAATTCAGGATGGGGTGTTGAGTATTCTGTTGAGCCAACTGGACAATCAATTACTTCTGCAGTTGGAACTCTTACAGCTGAAACTACAGAAATAATAGAAATTTCAAGTTTACCTTCAATAAATGTTGATGCAACTTTTCCAACTGTTGATAACAGTACACCTGTAACTGTATCAGGTTTTGAAATTACGTCTGCTATAGGAAGCGTGGTTTCAGCAAATGAAGAGGGTTGGGGTAGAGCAGAGTGGAATAATGGTGCATGGGGAGTACAATATTCTGTTGAACTATCAGGTTTAGAAATAACTTCTTCTGTTGGAAGTCTTACAACTGCTAATATAGTAGATATAAGTGGTTTAGAAATTACATCATCAGTAGGAGATATAAGTCCTGCAGATGTAATAGGAGTAACGGGTCAATCAATAACATCTGCTGTAGGTGATCTTTCTAATTCTGGAACTTTAGTTGGTTGGGGTAGAAATGGTTGGGGTGAAGAACCTTGGGATGCTTCTTTTAATTCACTTGTCCAAGTAACAGGCGTTCAATCAGAATTTAGTGTTGGTTCAATAACACCAGCTGATGTTATGGGACTTACTGGAGTTTCAGCAACAGGAAGTGTTGGATCTATTACACCTGCAGACGTAATGGGATTAACAGGAGTTGAATCAACTCTTGATGTTGGAACTTTATCAATTGTTGAAGGAATAACTTTAAGTGGTCAATCAGCAACTGCAAGTGTAGGTTCCGTTACAGTAGCTGATCAAGCAGTTGGTTTAACAGGTCAATCAGCAACTGCAAGTGTAGGCTCACCTACAATAACATCAAACCCAGTTATAATACCGACAGGTGTTTCTGCAACAGCTTCAGTTGGTTCAATAACACCAGCTGACGTAATGGGTATTTCTGGTGTTTCTGCAACCGCCTCTGTTGGATCAACAACAGTTGCAGATCTAGTATTAGGTCTTACAGGAGTTTCAGCTACAGCTTCATTAGGTTTAGTTACAATAATACCTATTTATGGTAATGTTGACACTGGTTCAAATTCATCATATAGTGCACCGTCAACAGGATCAAATAGTAGTTTTTCTGATGTAAGCACTGGTTCAAATACGACACCAGCTTCAGTTTCAACAGGATCAAATAGTACTATTTCTAATGTTGCAACTGGTTCAAATACAAGTTATAATGACGTTGCATAGGAGATAAAATTTATGGCATCAACATACACACCTTTAGGAGTAGAACTTCAAGCAACCGGTGAAAACGCAGGAACTTGGGGTACAAAAACTAATACTAATTTACAAATTTTTGAACAAGTTTCTGGTGGCTATACTACTCAAGCTGTATCTGATTCTGGAGATACTACTTTATCTGTTTCAGATGGATCAACTGGTGCAACTCTTGCACACAGAATTATAGAATTTACAGGAACATTAACAGCAGGAAGAAATGTAACAATTCCTCTTGATGTACAAAATTTTTACATTTTAAAAAATGGAACTTCTGGATCTCAAACTGTAACATTTAAATATGCTTCTGGATCAGGAACAAGTGCAGCTGTTGCATCTGGTAAAACAATTATTGCTTACGCAAAAGCAGATGATGGTACAAATCCAAATATTACTTCAGTTGAATTTGGTGGAGATGTTGTTGATGATACATCACCACAATTAGGCGGTGACCTAGACGTTAATGGAAATGATATTGTATCTACTTCAAATGCAGATATTGATATAATTCCAAATGGAACAGGGGATGTTAATCTTGGTGCTGATACAGTTCAACTTGGAGATAACAACGCTGATGCTACATTAACAACTCAAGGAACTGGGGATTTAATTTTAAACACAAATAATGGTACAAATGCAGGTACAGTTACACTTGCAGATGGTGCAAATGGAGACATGACTTTAGCTCCAAATGGCACTGGTAGAGTAAAAATAACTAACGCAACATCAAGCTCAACACAAATCGCAACTACTGATGGAAAAGGTATTGTCTTATCCATGGTTTTCGGGTATTAATATAAAAGGAGAATAAAAAATGGCAACACCGAATCTTGTAAATATAGCAACGATCACACCTAAAAATGCTATGGGTAGTTTATCTGATACAAACAGAACTACTATGATAGATGTTCCTGCAGAAACTGCAGTTAGAATTGATACAATATTATTAGCCAACATTGATGGAACTAACGCTGTTGATGCAACAGTAGAAATTAGTAACGATAATGGTTCAACATATTATAAAATTGCAAGTACAATTTCTGTGCCTGCAGATTCAACATTAGATTTAATTAGTAGACCTATATATTTAGATGAAACAGATTTAATAGCTGTAACCGCTGGTGCTGCCAACGATTTAGCTTTTCATGTTTCTTATGTAGAAATGGTAGATTAATTTTAAGGAGGAAAGATAATTTATGCCAAGAATAATTAAACCTGCACCAGGGACTTTTACAGCAGCAACTGTAACAGTTGATTCATCTGGAAGGGTTATAGCTGCTTCTTCAGGCAGTGCTGGTGAAAAATCTATGCTTCCAGCTTTTGGAGACTTTGGACCAAATACTGGAACATACACTGCAAACTCAAGTGCAACACAAATTTTTGTATATCTTCGTGCAGGTGGAGGCGGAGGAGGCGGTTGCGGATCAAACAATAACCCAGGTCAAACAGGTGGGTTTGGTGGATTTGGAATTTTTTCTGTGCCGGTAAGTGCTCCTTATTCTGTTCCTTATACTGCAGGTGCCGGAGGAACTGCAGGACCGGGAAATACGACAAACGTTGCTGGACAACCAGGTGGTTCAGGAGGTTCTACTACTTGGAATACAAACACAGCTGTAACAAATGGCGGAGCTGGAGGAACTTTTAATGGTGCATCACCAATGGCAGCATCAGGAAGTGCTCCCGGTGCTAAAATAGACCTTACAGCACCTACTTCTCTTACTGCTACAGAAATATATGAAAACGTACCACCAATGATACACTTTGGTAGTGGTTTTGTACCAAATACAGATACCAACTATATAGTAAGAACTAAACTACCAGGTAGACCAGGACCAGGTGGATCTACAAGTCCATCTGCTAGAAATGGAAGTGCTGGTGTTGCTGGTGCAGTATTTGTTTATGAAAATTTAGGGGTTTAAATGGCTAAATTTATTTTTAATAATAATGTTGAAATGGTAAATTTTGTAAGAGCAGGTTTAGAAGCTGATATCAATCTTGTAAATATAGACATAAGTTCAGATGCTAATATTGTAAAAGATGTAGCTGATGCAGATTATGAAGCCGCAGTAAATGGAACTAAAGTTTGGAGTGTTTCTGATGGAGAAGTTACATTTTCTGATCAAATAACAAATGAAGCTGGTGAAACAGTTTTACCAATTAATGATTCAACAGCTAATGTAACTAAAGAAGATTTTACAGCAAATGTAAATTTTTTAGTTGAATGTTTAGAGCATAAACTTTTAGATTTACCCACTAATCATTCAAAATTATCCAGAGTAAAAGATACTGTAACTTTTTTAAAAGCTATAGATTTTGATAGTCTTTCTTACCCTACTGTAGACGTAGCTAAATATCTAAACGATAATAATAAATATATAAATCATCAACTAGTTTAATTGACTTTTTTATTATATTAATATATATATCTTCTTATAAAGGTATAAAATGTTTAATAAAATTATAGAGTTTCAGTACTCAGAAGCTGCATCTGGAATAGTAGATGATGTTTTTCCTGAACCTATTAACAAATCAGTTCCTGATTGGTATAAAAAATTAGAGCATTCTTTAAAATTTAAAACAATTAAAGGATGTATACCTTTTTTAGATACTTTAACGTCAGGGTATGTCTTAAAAATGCCTCAAGATTTTTTTATAGATCATAATCACTATAATGAAGAACTTAAAATATTTGATTCAGCCTTTAAATATTCTTACGGAGGACCTCTGGGTAATTATATTTTTCAAAATTATTTAAATTTGAACGATGATACGAAACAGACTCATCCTCCTGAACAATTAGGTAATGAATGTCCTTTTCATAAAAAAAATAAAAATTTACCTTATTATAAAATTTTAAATCCTTTTATTATAAAAACTCCTCCGGGATATTCTTGTTTGTTTGTACCACCATTAAATAATACTGATGATAGATTTAGCATAATTCCAGGGATTGTAGACACAGATTCTTTTCCAGGAGAAGTTAATTTTCCAATAATTATTAATGGAGATAAATATTCAAATTTAGTAACAACAATAAAAAGAGGAACTCCTTATGTTCAAATTATTCCTTTTAAAAGAGATAATTGGAAAATGAAAATTTCAAAATATTCAAAAGAAGATAAAAAACAAAGATGGGTTACAATGCATAAATTTTTAATTAATAATTATAGAAAATTGTTTTGGAAAAGAAAAAAATGGATTTAAGAAAATATATAAGAGTGTATGATGACTGTTGTGGTTTACATCAAGTAGGTAATTTTATTAAATATATAAATAATAAAGTAACTTTTAAAGATGCTACAATTGTAAATGATGGTAAAAATCCAAAAGTTGCTAAAGAGGTAAGAAATACTAAAATATGGGATCCATCAAATGATAAGTTGAGTGATGTTCACTGGTTAAATTTTTACACTTCTATAATTAAAACTTCCATAAATATTTATCATCAAGATCTTAATATAGATACTTCAACTACAGGGATTAATAGACTAAGTGTTCTTAAATATGAGGAAGGTGGATTTTATAGAACTCATACAGATTATCATTTCTCACAACCCAGAAATTTAAGCGTAATATTTTTTTTAAATGATGATTACCAAGGAGGTTCTCTTTTATTTAAAAATCCTACTAATTATAAAAAAAATATTTTAGAAGTAAAACCTAAAGCAGCTAGAATGATTGTGTGGCCATCAAATTTTTTATATCCTCATCAGGTAAAAACCGTATTAAAAGGAACTAGATTTACAATTGTAGCATGGGCAAGTTAGAAAATTTTACATATAAAACAATTCCTAACTTTTTAACTAAAGAAGAAGTTTTATTACTTAAACAATATTGCATAATGAAACATATTAATAATAAACAAAATTTTGATTTCTCTATTAAAAATGCAGACACTTTTTTTTATAAAGATGATGTTATGCAGTCCTTGTTAATTACTAAAAAAAATTTAGTAGAAAAAATAATAGGATTTGAATTAAATGAAACTTATGCTTTTTGGAGATGTTATACATGGGGATCAGATCTAAAAAAACATATTGATAGAAAATCTTGTGAAATTAGTGTGTCTGTTTTTATAGATTCTGATGGAACTGATTGGCCACTATATATGGAAGATAAACCAATTAATTTAAATGTTGGTGATGCAGTCGTATATAAAGGTTGTGATGTAAAACATGGAAGAAAAGAATTTAAAGGAGATTATCATATTCAAACTTTTTTACATTATGTAGATAAAAATGGAGAGTATGCAGATTTTCAAGGAGATTCTAAAAATGAAATGTTAGAAAGGAACGATGTAACATGAAAATAACTCAAGATAAAAAAGGAAACGGGTATTTAGTTTTTAATAAAAAAGAAATAAAACTTTTAAATAAAAAACCTTATTTAACATTTAACGCTGAATTTTTAAGACGGTTCGCAAATAATTTAATGCACATATCTGTAAAAATTGCTGAAAACCAACCTAAGAAATATAATAAGATATTTAAAAAAATAAGTTCTTATGAGAATGAAGAAATTAAAACAAAATAAATGCATTTTGTTAACTTTAAAAGTAATCCTCAACTAACACCTTTTGCTCCTAACTATAGTTATTTTTTAGTTGAAGAAACAATAAAAAATTTTGTAAAATTTAATAGTTTACAAAAATATTTAACAAAAAAAGAAAAAACTATTTTAAAAAAACCTATCGTTAAAATAAATTCTACAAAAATTAGTATTGATGGTTATACTAATTTGGGTAAAAACTCAACGACTGCAAGATATAATCAATATAATGTTTTTACATGGAAGAATAAAGAAATAACAAATTTAAAAAAAGCTATAATTTATTGTCATAAAGAATTTTTAAAAAGATTAAACGTAAAAATAAATAAACCTGTTTATATTAGTGGATGGTTTAATGTAATGAAGAAAGGTCAATTTGTAGATAAACATTTACATTCAGTAAAACCTGATTGTTATTTATCTGGAAATATATGTGTGAGCTGTAATAAGACATCTACATTTTATATAAATCCCATTAATCAAATTAATGATCCTGCGATATTTGAAAGTAAAAATGAGGTAGGAAAAATAGTTATTTTTCAATCAAATATTCCTCATTATACTAATAAGCATAATAGTGCTAAAGATAGGATTACTATTGCTT